TTTGTTGTAGTTCGCTCCATGTGTTACGTCGCTCATTGCTTATACCTCCTTTTCCAAGCTCGCAAGGGCGGCGGCTTTCAAGTCTGCATAATACTTGTTGTAGATATTGCCTGCCGTTCTCACCTTGTCTTTTTTCTCTGCAAGTTCGCTGATCGGAACCAGCATTCTTTTAACCAGCGGGAATTTTTCAAGCACATTGGCAAGCTCTTTGTCAATCTCTGCTTCCGTTCCCTCAAAAATTTTGTTGCTCGGCAACATTGCCTTTGGCAAATTCGGTCCAATGTAAATCAGCTTTACGGTGTCAGACTGTGTATTTGCCTTTTCTGCGGCTTTTTCTTCTGTGGTGGTATTTTCTACCGCCTGCGCTTTTTCAGCCGTGTTCTCGGCTGCTGTGGTCTTTGTAGCCATGTTTTATACCTCCGTTTCTTTAGGCGTTTAGTAATATGTCGCCCAGATCACGTTGAATGGTCGGCATACTCCAATTTGTCATTATTTCGCCCATGTAGTATGGGGGTGTAGTGTCTTGATACACGATATATTCCAGCGGCATTTCCAGCGCGAATTGACCGCCGCCGATAACTCCCGCTTTCTCCAGCTCACTTCTCACCCTTAAAATTAAATTCAGCAGCGCCAACGGTCCCTCTTGTCCGTCCTCAAAATATACGGCAAAGATAACCCGCACTTTGCAGCTGCTTTCCTCTGGTTCGCCTGCTTTCTTGTCGTCAACTCCCGTCAAGAATTTAAGCAAGATATATGGGACCTGCTGCTGGGCGTCGTCTTTTTCCGGCAGTCCCATTTGATAAACTTTTGCGGCTCTCTCTTTCTGCTCATTGCTTCCCGTTCTGGTTCGCACTGGCAGTATGATGTCAGCCGTTTTTTCTTCGACAAACCTTTGCAGGTTTTCAAGCAGAAATACTGGTGTCATGCCTTACCCTCCATATCCGTTCAAAATTCTGTTCATTTCGTGAATAATTCTTTCATTGACAAGCTCTTGCACTTCTTCTTCCAGCCCGTCTATGACCTCTGGATTTCCCACCATTTGTGCAGCGGAAAGCCCCATGATCTCTTGTACCGGAAGACGCCTGCTTGTCACTCTCTCGAATACGCCCAGACCGTTTTTCATGTCTGCAACAAATGCGTCCTCAAAAGGGGTGGCGCCGCCGCTTTTCATAACGGCTGCCCGTACCTGCTTTCCCGTTCCCGCGTTCTTTGGCGTGACTTTGAACTGATACAGTGGCAATTTTGTTCCTGCAAACGAAACAAAGCCCGCAAGGTTTCCCGTGCTGGCTTTGCTCATTTTCATTGTTGTTTTTGCTGTCAGTGCATTGTTGTTGACCGTGTATACCTGCTTTGTCCGCTTCAATGCCTGCGTCTTCGCTCTTGATATTCCACGGTTCATAGCGTTGGCAAATACCCGTTCCGCACCTTTTGGAATATCTGCCAGCAGGGTTCCAACTCTTTCTATTGCGTCAGACGTTATTTCGGTCATTCGTCGATCATCTCCAATTCCAGAATTATTTCCCCGTCTTCACAATCTGCCTTTGCGATACGGTACATATTCACTGCCCCGGCTTCGTCAATTTCAATTTCCCGATCTTTCCGGGGAACAAAGCCCAAGTCATACTGTGATATGTATGCAAGGCATGAAGCGCGATATAAACCCTCTGCATTGTCGCCGCTTCCCTTTTGCCGTTCCTCGGCTGCTGTATGGTCAATAATTATCGGGATATAGTATTGCTTGCCTTGATACCATATGTCGGTCATTGTCGCCATTTCGCCGCAGTTGTGAAACACTTTCATATCACTGGCAATCTGCGCTTTGAAGTCCACTAAATAGGCTTTGCGACAAACCAGCTGTCAACGTCATGCGGTACGCATAACGGCGCAGAAGACAACGAAAGAAATCTGCGTGCTGGCTTTCTTTTTGCCCATGTATCAGCAACATATTTGCCCTCTACGGTGCGGAAGTTGCCCGTTGCTTCGTCAATCAGAGTGATTGCGCCATAGTACATGGAATAGTTGCTGTTTGTGCTTAAAAGCGCCAGACTGTCAGCGGGTACAAGCGGCTTTTCTTCCGGCGTAGCCGGATTGGTCCAGTCGTCCAGATACCATTCATTGTACTTGTAAAGGTCCAAGCCGATTTCATGAATTGTGCCAATATATGTGACGCCGTCCGGCAACTGTCGCGGCTGAATGACTGCCAGCTGGTAGTTCTTCACGTCCAGCAGCTCTTTTACGTTCTTGTTATTCACGAACGCTTTTGCAACGTCCGAACCCATAACGCAAATATCGCAGTTTACAAAGCCCGTTTTCTGGACTTTTTCATGCCAGCGCTTCAAGTCCTCAATAGGGTTTGAAGTGTCAGCGGTCCATTTGTCGGCGGCTTTGCTGATCGTTTCTTTGTTGGTGAATGAAAAATCAATGATTTCATTCACGCCGTCACCGATTACGGGAATTGTGCCCGTAAAAATTGCCTGTGCGCACATCAGCTCTTCACGTCTGGTGATCTGCTCTCGCAGCTCCACAAAGTCTTCTGACATTTTCAGCACCGCGCGTTCCGCAGGTGTCCTGCCGGAATACATATTTTCGCCCGGTCTGCGCTCTAATAAATCATCAATCGTGGTGACTTTCTCCGGCGCTACCAGCGGCGGTGTGTATGTCTTTGTTTCATACCCGGTGTTGGGCACGATCTTTCCCCCGATAAGACGGCTGACAAACGGTGCCACCTTTCGGCTGCCTTTCTTGAAATCAACGTCAACATTCTTTGTTACAAAAGTTTCCTCATGCTTAAAGAATGTGCTTCTGAAAAATGTACGCACGGGCGGCAGCTTCTGAACCACTCTGCCCATTGTGCGTGGGTCATAAATAGAAATTTCATTTGCCATGATGTGTTGTCCTCCTTATCACTTCAAAAAGATAGAAATTTTACGGCAGGCGTCTTTGATCTCTTCAATCGTTGTGCCGTCCGGCACGTTGATTGCGTCTGCGTGAAATTCCCCGGTCATGTAATACACAACGGGTTCTTCGTTTCCTGCTGCCGCAGCTGTAATTCCGATCACGTTTGCCAAGGTGTCTTTTGTGATTGCAACAATTTTGCCGCTTTCGTCTTTTGTTACGGGCGTATATTCTGCGATTTTAGCGCCCGCGGTCCCCGTTTCCGGGACCGTTGGAAAATCACCAGCAAAAAAGTTCTTCGGGCTGGTGCTTCTTGTTTCGATCTGATATTCACTCATTTTCGCTGTCCTCCTTATTTAACATCTGGAAACAGTTTGTCGATGGCTGCGTCGTACACGTTGCGTTCCCCGCCGCCCGGTTCGCCCGCTGCCCCAGACACACTGTTTGCGCCGGACTGGTCGGCGTCTGTTGTGCGGTTTGCAATGTAGTTGCCGCCCTGCTTGTTCTGCTCCGCAATGATCTTCACCGCCATTTCCTGCGCAGAAATAGGGTGGTCAAATTTTGCGTCATTGGCAATGTCGCCATAGTTGCCGTTTGCCAAGTCCTCAATGCTCTTGATTCTTGCACGCTCCGTGGCTGCGGCGTCATTCTGAATGGCTGCGACTAAATCCGGGTAAGCGGCTTTAAGTGCGTCAACCGTTTCAATTTTGTTTGCTGGTTCTGCCATGTGTGGTTCCTCCTTTTCGTTTGGCTTGTTTAATGGTGTTGTTGCACTATTTATTAAATTACCCGGATTGTGCGGGCTATTTAATAACTGTTTTGGTACTGTCTTGAACATGGAAACGTCAATGGGAACTGAATTGACCACGATTTTTGAAGCATTTTCAACAATCGTGCTGCTTTCTTCAAACATCAATTCGTCGCAAAATCCGTTTTCGACGGCTGTATCACCCGTCCACCACGTTTCGTTTGCCATAAGCTGTTCAATGTCTTCTGGGCTTCTGCCAGTCTTCAAAGCGTATGTATTGACAATGCTTTGCTTGATCACTTTCAGTTCGTCAGCCATTTTCAAGAAATCTTCTGCCTTGAAAGTGTCCCACACTGTCATTGCGGGGTCGTGTATCATGAATACGCCATTTTTGGCAATCTTGATCGTGTCGCCCGCCATTGCAATGATTGTGGCTGCGGAAGCCGCCCAGCCGTCGATTTTCACCGTGATTTTTGCTGAACTGTCCTTTAACCTTGTGAAAATCGCATTGGCTGCAAATACGTCACCGCCGCCGCTGTTAATACGC